AAAAACCTACGGGCATGAAGAACCTGCCCGATAATCGCCCAGTTCCAGAAGGTGCTAAGTTTGGTGACCCGGGTGCTCCAAAGCGCAAATCTCCAGAAATGATTAAAACGTCTGATAAAAAGGACGACACTGACTTATCTGTGAGTGAGCGTATTAAAAACGCCCGCGAGCGCGCTCGTACTAGCGACACTGGTACAGACAAGCGTTCTGTTACCGACCGATTGAAGTCTGCTATGGGTATGAAAAAAGGCGGTTCTGTTCGCGGCTACGGTATGGCACGAGGCGGCAAAGCCTGCAAGATGCGATGAAAGGATGTCGTGGTATGGGGGCTATCATGGCCTCCAAACAACCAAAAGCTATAGCCATGAAAAAAGGCAACTGGATTCAAGACGCTATTAAGAAACCCGGTGCGCTGAAGAAATCGCTAGGGGTTAAGAAGGGCGAGACGATCCCAGCCAAAAAGCTAGCTAAAGCTGCTAAAGCCCCCGGCAAAATGGGTCAACGTGCCCGCCTTGCCCAAACGCTAAAGAAGATGAAGTGATATGTCAGATGTAGCCAAGAAAACATCGCCTGATAAGTGGGAAAAGGCCAAAGCCGACGCCAAAGCGCGTATGGGTGGCAAGCATTCCGCTCGGGCGATGCAACTGGCTACTAAGCTCTACAAAGAGCGTGGCGGTGGGTATTCTGGGGCTAAAGGCAGTGATAACAAACTGTCTAAGTGGACTAAGGAAGATTGGGGCACGAAGTCAGGAAAGAACTCAACAGTTGGGCCAAAAGCCACTGGTGAGCGGTACTTGCCCAAGAAAGCCCGCGAGAGTTTGAGCAGTAAGGAATACGCAGCCACCACTCGCGCGAAGCGAGAAGGTACATCTAAGGGCAAGCAGTTTGTAGCTCAGCCGAAGAAGATAGCGGCTAAAACAGCGAGATATAGATAATGGCAACTTCTGGCACTACAACGTTTAACTTGGACCTCACCGAGTTGGTAGAGGAAGCATTTGAGCGTGCTGGCGCAGAGCTGCGTTCCGGCTACGACTTACGTACGGCCCGACGCTCACTTAACCTAATGTTCACCGATTGGGCCAATCGCGGTATCAATATGTGGACTATCGAGCAGGACCAAATTGCTTTGGTTCCCGGTACAGGTACATACAACCTACCCAATGACACCGTAGACATAATTGAACATGTCATCCGTACTGGTGCTGGAGATTCAGCCACACAAGCTGATCTTTCGACGTCCCGTATTAGTGTTTCTACTTACGCGTCTATACCTAATAAATTAACCACTGGACGCCCAATTCAGGTTTACGTAGATAGGGTTTCCCCTACACCGACTGTGAATTTGTGGCCTGTGCCTGATACAGCTCAACCCTACACACTGGTGTACTGGCGTCTACGTCGTATCCAAGACGCAGGTAACGGGGCTAACACGATGGACGTACCATTCCGGTTCCTAAACTGCATGGTTGCAGGGTTGGCGTACATGATCTCTATGAAGGTAGTTGGCGGACTTGACCGTGTAGGACTACTGAAGCAGCAATACGATGAGGCTTGGGAATTAGCCGCTACGGAAGACCGAGATAAGTCGTCTAGCCGGTTTGTGCCGCGCTATATGTCTATTGGGTAAGTATGAGTAGCAAGTTCGCTTCCGGCAAACACGCCATATCGGAATGTGACCGATGTGGTCAGCGGTACAAATTGACCGCGTTGAAGGAGCTTATTGTTCGTACGCGCAAGACAAATGTCATGGTTTGCCCTGAGTGTTGGGAGCCTGACCACCCACAGAATATGCAGGGTATGTACCCTGTGGAAGACCCGCAAGGGCTTCGCAACCCCCGTCCTGACAAGTCGAGGGCGTTTTCCGGTAGCGACTATAGCTCGCGTGATACTCAGTGGGGCTGGAACCCAGTTGGTGGGTCTAGGTTCTTTGATGATACGTTGACGCCAAATTATTTGGTGGCGACTACATTTGTTGGTACAGTTACAGTATCTTGAAGGGAATATGATGAAAACAAAAGCACAAAGCGCCTATAAGCAGCCTAAACCGGTCCCAGTACCAAAGACTGCTGGTTATCCAGAGACTGACGTTAAGAAGACGGGCATTAAAATTCGTGGTACAGGCGCGGCCACTAAAGGTACGATGGCACGCGGACCTATGGCCTAAGAGACAGATATGAACTACGCCGCGTTAAAAACCCAAGTTCAGGATATTACTGAAAATTCGTTTTCTGACGATGCTTTGGCTATGTTCACGCAGCAAGCGGAACAGAAGATTTACAACGCGGTGCAGATTGCCAATCTGCGTAAGAATGTGACGGGGGTGTTGACCGCGTCAAACCCGTACTTGTCTTGCCCAAATGATTTTTTGTCTACGTATAGTCTGGCGGTTTACCCTGCTTCGGGTAGTGGAGATTACATATTCTTGATTAACAAGGACGTGAACTTCATGCGCGAGGCATACCCCAATCCGACATCGACAGGTCAGCCCAAGTACTACGCAATCTTCGGCCCACAGTCTGCTAACGTCAACGAACTGTCGCTTATCTTAGGCCCAACGCCTGATGATAACTACTACGCCGAGCTGCACTATTACTACTATCCAGAGTCTATTGTTACCGCTGGTAATACGTGGCTTGGTGATAACTTCGATAGCGCGCTGCTCAATGGCACACTAATTGAAGCACTGCGTTACATGAAGGGCGAGCAAGCAGACTTTGCTGTGTATGAGAAGTTGTACACGCAGTCTCTTGGACTCCTCAAGCAGTTGGGTGATGGTAAGCAGCGTCAAGACTCTTATCGTGACGGACAATATCGGATGCCTGTTTCATGAGTACCATTGTTCAAACACAGACCACGAGCTTCAAGGCGGAGCTGTACGAGGGCGTCCACAACTTGGTCTCAGACACGATCAAGATCGCTTTGTACACGTCTAGCGCAGACCTCAACGAAGGCACAACGGTTTATACGACTTCTAACGAAGTAACAGGTACGGGGTACGTGGCAGGCGGCGTTACCATGACGGGCATCACGGTTGGTAGCTCAGGCTACACAGCGTTTGTTGATTTTGCTGACGTCGTTTTTAACGCCTCCGTTACGGCCCGGTGCGCTCTGATTTATAACGCCAGTCAAGGTAATAAGTCAATAGCTGTTCTGGACTTCGGTTCTGACAAAACATCCGCCAATTTCACCATCACAATGCCCGCTAACAGCGCAACGTCGGCGTTGATTCGTTCTTCTAATTAAGGAGTCTCCTATGAGCACAGATAAATTACACGCCGTTGACAGTATGGCGGCAGCTACAAAGTACAACACCACGCCTGAAGATGCGATGGTAATCAAGGGCTACTACCACGCCGTTTGCTACGACGCCGACGGTAACGTCAAGTGGGAAGAACCCATTCAGAACTTGGTGACGACCGCTGGTCAGAACAAAACCCTAGATACTATTCTGGGCGCTGTATCCGCTGGCGCAGTTGTTATGGGTCTCAAGGGCACGGGAACCGCAGTTGCCGCCGACACTCAAGCCTCACACGCAGGCTGGTTGGAAGTTGGCGGTGCCAATGCCCCTGCCTACTCTGGTGACCGCAAGCCACCTTCTTTTAACGCCGCCGCTGCGGCTAGCAAGACAACTTCTTCTGCGGTGTCATTTTCTATGACGAGCACCGGTACGGTAGCAGGTTGCTTCATCAACATCGGCGGTAGCGCCACGAAAGATACCACAACAGGGACGTTATTCTCTGCTGGGGACTTCTCTAGTTCCAAGGCCGTGGTCAATGGTGATTCAATCGCGGTTACATACACACTTACACTGACCTAATATGGCCGTAGCTTGGGGTTCCGGGGCATGGAGTGACAACGCTTGGGGCGGGGGTGAGACCTTTGCTGCCAGTGTTGCGGAAACTTCTGCTCTTGCGGACTCCGCTGCGGGCGGTCTGCTAATTGATGTTAGTGTTGAGGAGTCGCTAACCAACGGCTCCGCGTGGGGCTTTGGCGCGTGGGGCGATTCTTCTTGGAACGGGACTACTGGGCTACAGGATGCGCAGACTGTTGCGCTTACGATAAATACGTCGGTTTCCGAGTCTACAAACCTATCTGAAGCT